TTATAAAACTTGTATTATATATGGAAGTATCCATAGCAGCATTAAGTAGTTCTTTTTGTTGTTTTGCGTTTAAACCTTTAAATGTTAAATATTCTCGTTTAGATGGTATCCAAACTTCAATTTTAAATGCATCGGATGCTTTATCTAACGCACTTAAAGCACTATTAAAATCTAAAAGATTATTTTCTACGTTTTCTTCCATAATATATTATTTAGATTATTCTTGATTAAATTCAAGAGCCAGTTTTTTGACAGCATCGCTAAACCCACTACCATTATTTGGGTTTTCTAATCCGTCAGATTCTGACTTATCTCTTTTTTTATTGGCATCTTCAATAATAGTCATATATATTTTTCTTTCCATGTGTGAAATTCCCATTACATATTGAGGTGATATGTTATATGAGGCCAAAAAATATATATCTTGAAATATAGATCTTATATCATACGAAAATAATAATTTTACATGTTCTATAAAACTTAAATTATAAAAATTAAATTTATAATCATCAAAAACAGAAACGTCAAACAAATTTGATTCAAATAATACTTTGCAAGAGTTTACAATTTTATCTTGTATTTTATCTTTTAATTTTAATGGTATCTTATCAAATAGTTTTATTTTTTGTTGTTTACTTAATACATTATGTAATATTTTATTATTATCAATTTTTATATATTCTATAAATTCACACAACGAATCATTAAAAAAATAATATTGATTTTTTGTGGATATATCAGTGGTATTAAATGTTGAAATAGAATTTAAAACAGGCCAATTTAATTTTACTTCAATATTTTGTTCCGATAAAAATGAATTATTTTCATCTTCAAAAAAATTAGAATTTTTATATAAATTAATTAAATATTTTTTTAAATCTATTTGTATTTTTGTTTTAACTTTAGATTCTTCTTCCGTTTTTAATATAAAATCAATTTTAGACCCAACACTGACGGTTCTTAATTTTGTTAAAAACAATACATATTCGATTATATTGATATTTTTAAAAATATCTTTATTTTCCACACAATTTAAAATAACGTTCAATGCATATTCGCTATATTCAAATAACGAATTTTTATCAGGGGCAAAACTCATATTAGCTTTTGCCAATGCCAATTGTTCTTCTGTGTTTAGTTCTCTAAACTTTATTTTAGTTTTAGTGTAAGGCAAATCTACACTATAGTTATAATACATATATAAATTTATCTTAATCCTATAAAAGATCCACTAGAACCATCTAAAATAGAATATCTATCATAAATAAATTTAACATCACTGTATCTCAATCCTTCTTCAGTGTAAGAATAAGTTTCACCTGCTATGTTTATTGGAGCCGCATTATAAAATCTATATATTTTCCTTATTCCCATTTGTTTATCAGCACCAGTTTTTGCATACATTGTAACATCTATAGTTGATGCTTTTACTCTTTTATTACTATTTGCGTTTCTAGCTACCAAACCATTATAACTAACCATTATAATCCAAGGTCTTATTATAAAATCTAAAAACGATGCATTCGTCTCAAGCATAGTTATATTTAAAGTTTCATATTTGCCTCTAGTGTTCGAGGTGGCTGGTGGTAAAAAACCAGCATAATCTAAACCTATGTTGCCAGCGTCTACAGATTCTCCGGGAAGTTGTACTTGTCTTGCAAAAACACAACCCATCATGTTTTCAGATGAACGTTGTAATCCACCATCTAATAAAGTAGTTATTACTGAATTATTAAGTTTCCATTCGGTTGGTTCTCTTTGTTTAATAACATTTTGTATATTATTAAATAAACTATTAACGTTATCAAAATTAATAGTCACCATCCATTGACTAGCTAACGCAATCGCTGTAGGCCATTCGCCTAAAAGCTGTAAATAATACTCGTAAGGACTACCTTGTGGCATAATAATATTTATGCCACAAGGTCAAATAATATTAAGTTAATCTCCAATATTGATAAGCGATAGTAGCTTGTTGTTCAAGAACTTCACCAGCGGATGTAAGATTAACCGTTAAATCGCCAACAGCTTGACAATATGCACCATACAATGTGTAAATTCTGAGAGGAGTACCAGCTTTATCTAAAAGGGCTAATACGATTTGACCTTGAACACCTTTATTTGGTATGCTGTACGCACCTGTGCTAGTACGATCATCAAAAACATATTTCGTCCAATCTTCAAATTTAGCACGAACCGAAAGATTAGAAGGAACTCTAAATGTAATTTGCCATCCAGCACTATTTGGATAATTTGCAGTTCCGGGAACGTTGAATGAAAGTCCCATGAAAGGAACCGGAACGTTTGTGATCGCTCTACCCGGTATAGTTGTTGATGTTACATAAAGTAACTCTTGTTGTGAAAAGTTTGTACCTCCAAGAGCAAGAACTCTGAAAAGATTTTGACGAGCAAAATCGTTAACAATAGCTGTGTCGTAGAAGTTTTCTATACCTTGTGTGTCGAATAATCCTGCCATAATTGTATTAATATTTATCCCTGTGAGTATGCATTAATTTATATTTTTTAAATTATGCTTGTCCTCCAGAAATTAATTCTGTAAAATTAACACCAGTTCTTGTTGCTATAAAGTCAGCTAAAATAAATTCAGCGGCTCTTACAGGTTGAATGTAAATTGAAATTTTCAATTCATTATTATCAATAACGTCAGGTGTATTGTTTGTTGTGTCGCAAACTAAAAGATAATCATAACAACCTTCATTAAGTCTGGCTTGATCGAAGATTGGCGTTAATGCACCTTTCAAACGATTTCTGGTTGCAAAACTATTTGGTTCAAACACATAGTATTTTAAAAGTCTTTGTGTTTCTTTTTCTAATGTTAAGAATAATTTACGAACATTAATTCTATCAAAAGCTGAAGGCTTACGATACATTGTTTTTTGACCATAGATTACAAAACCATCTTGATTAAAGAATGCAATTGGGTTTACATTTATTTTATAAAGTAAATCTCTTTGTTTTTGTGTTGGATTTACACCAATATCTAAAACATTTACCAACGATCCTCTGGTGAATCCAGCAGGTGCTATCCAAGGATATGCTTGTTGTGCAGTTTTTGCCATTACAGCAGCAGCATAACCAGAAGAAGGAATCCATACTGGTGTGCTCGTAAACACATCATTGAATTGAATCCAGTTGCCATATGTCGCAACATAACTGCTTTGAATGCTATTGTAAATATTGTTCAAAGGCCAGTATATTTGATTTGAAAAGTTATAATCTTTTCTAGAACTCATTTTACGATTGCTTCCTCTTACGAAGATTTGTCTAAGTGGATCAGATATGAAAACGTGATCTTTTCTTGCGTCTGCAAATGCGACAAATTGTGATGTAATTGCACTATAAGCATCATAAGTCACACCAGTAGGAACCGTGTTAACTTGGGTATTTGATATACCACTCGTATAATCAATATCATATGGTGTATATGTCTCATCATAAGTATAAGTTCCATCGCTTATAATAGATGGGTCTAAAGATTTAGCCTTTGCGCCAGCCCAAATTGTCGATAATCCAGCATCAGCAATAATATCAATATTTGTTGTATCATCGTTCGAAAGAATTGTTAAAAGTCTTGCAAGTTTTCTATCAACTTGTCCCAATTCTTGGGTATTGTTTAAACCCGTAACGTTCAAATAAACACCAGTTGAGTGAGCATTTCTTGCTTCTTCTTTAAGTCTTACTGTTTTGGTTGGTAATCCATTCGAATTTACCCAATCAGTGGCTGATGATATATAAGGATTCGTAATAACTTTTAAGTTAGGAGATTTATTATTAACTACATTATCCAAGAAGAATGAAACTGGAGTTCCGCCATATATATTATTTTGTGTTCTGTTTGCATTAAGCGAACCAGTGTATACTTCAGATACACCATAATCTAAGATAATAGTATCTTGACCATATTGTGTTGATCTGAGATTGAATAACATTACTACTAAACTATCATCAAATGAATTTGATGAAAAATCATATCCAGCTGGATAATTTTCAATTATCTTTGAAATGCTATCTCTACCAAAAGCTGTTGCGGCTTGAGTTAAAGAGAAGTTAAGTCTTGATGTTGGGATTTGAACAAAAGTTTGTAAATCATCATTATTACCATGTACAGATTTAATACCTCTAATAGCATTGAATGTAGTTGTTGGGTTATGATTTGAATTGTCATTAACTGCTACGTAATATCCTTCATAAAGATTATTAATAGCGGTTTTTGATGTATTTATAATAATCAAACCAGCATTACCGATATCATTAGCATCGTTAATAGGTTGATTTGGAACTGGATTCCAGTTAATATTATTTGTAACAATATCATTATATTGATCATCAGATAAAAGAACCGATACGGGTGTACCTAATTGATAAGAAGTACTTGTAGCATAAGCACCATTACCACCCGAATAACCAACAACTCCAATTTCTATATTATTTATATTAGCAGGTGTAACAGGAGTACCACCTATTAATTCAACATTTGGCAGTTGGATATAACCACGACCAGCATCGTCAATGACAATTTCTGTTATAACGCCACTCTCATTTATTACAGCATGTGCTTTAGCTGGAAATTCAGGTTCAATACCGTTTTCACCACCACCTTGAATAGAAACGTCAGGTGCTACTACGTAACCTGCACCATAATCATCTAATTCTATTTTTGTAAGACCCGTAATAGCAGGATTAAGTGTTGTTGTAGTTTCGATTGAATATGCTAATGCGCTATATGAATTTGCATATCCTTCACCAGCACCAGAACCATATGGCATTCTGGAAACTAAAAGATTTGCAGGAGATTGATTTAAAATTTGTTTAGCACTATAATATAAATATCTTTCTGCTGCATTTGTGGGTGTTCCGTAAATGCTTTCAAATTCAGAAATACTTCCAATGTTCACTAAATCTTCGGTTGGACCTTGTGGTGAAAATCCAGTTATAAGTATATCAGTAGCTCCAAGTGGTCTAGTTGTAAGACTAAGATCAACTTCATTAATTTGAACTCCCGGTGATGTTATGGTTAAAGTAGACATATTTTCTAATACTATTTACCTTTATTTTTTACCATTTTTAAGTTTTTTATTTTATGATCATCTAGAATAAGTAATAATATGAACAAATATGATATATTAGTATCTAACTTATTGAATGAAGCCAATTGTACAAAAGTAACAGGAAAAACATCTTCCACATCAAAAGGTAAGAAATGGATGAAGTGTGTTAAAAACCCTAAAGGCGGATATAAAAGAATTCATTGGGGTCAAAAGGGAGTAAGAGTTACAGGTAAATCTGGAAATACAAAACGTAAAAAATCTTTCAGAGCAAGACATAAATGTTCTTCAGCAAAACCCGGAACACCAAGATATCAAGCTTGTAAAGATTGGTAAACCACGATAAGTAATAATGTAATGAATAAATTTGATAACATTTTAAAAGATTATTTAAAAGAAGAAAACACTGCTACTAAAGTGTTTACATCACCACAGTTTCAAGATGTTATAGGAAGAACTTTAAAACAAGCAGGACCACTCGGTGATAGCGTTAAAGCATTGGGTGCAACTTTATTGGGCGATCCACACGTTCAAGACTTTAATAGATTACTAGATCCTAAAAATACCGATTTTAAAACTGTAGATGATTTTTTAAAAAAATATCCAGATTTAACAACAAGATTTACCGAATTAGGATTATATACTGTTCCAAAAAAACCAGAAGTTAGTACTAATAATGATGACAATAATAACACAAACACCAATCAAAATGTAAAAAAACCAAATGAAACACAATCTACATCGACATTACAAGGTGTAGATTCTATGCAAGGGGTTTGATTGTGATTTATGAGTAAAAAGAAACGTCCTATTAAAAATACAAATAAATTACAATCAAAAAAAATTCGTAATGTAAATTCATTAGATGATGGTGGAAAACAAAATGATAATTCGCCTTATGTTTTTCAAAGAGATAAAATTTCTTTTGATTTAACAATTAAAAATTTACCTTGGTCTGAAAAACAAAAAGAAATTATATCAAAATTTTTAGATAAAAATACAAAAGTTCTCTTCCTTAAAGGACCAGCAGGTACAAGTAAAACAACACTTGCAATGTATTGTGGATTAACTCTACTTAATATGAAAAGAGTTTCTGATATGGTTCTTGTAAGGTCAGCGGTTGAATCGTCTGATTCTAAATTAGGATTTTTACCGGGAACTCTTGATGAAAAAATTGCAGTATATCTTACGCCTTTTCATGATAAATTTGAAGAATTGCTTTGTTATGCTCAATTAGACAAACTTCAAAAAGATAATCGTTTAACTATATGTCCAATAAATTTTGCAAGAGGATTACATTTTTCTGCAAAATTTGTATGTGCGGATGAAGTTCAAAATTTTTCTAAAAAGGAAATTCACACGTTAATGAGTCGTATTGGTGAATTTTCAAAAGTGTTTTTATGCGGAGATCCAGATCAATCGGATCTCCCATATGGAAAATCAGGGTTTACTAAAGTTTTTGATTTGTTTAATACAGATGAAGCAAAAGCACAGGGTATTTTTTGTATGGAATTAACAGAAGATGATATTGTTCGTTCTGAACTCTGTAGATTCATTACACACAAATTTAAAGAATTATATGTTTCAGAACAACCTAAACATGATAATAAAGATAATTGGAAACCATCAGAAGGTAAGTAAGTATATATTATGAATAATACTCCGCAATATCAAACATTAGAAAATCGTCCAATTGCTTGTAATTTTTGTGGTGCCACGGTACAAGGAAGAATAACTGAAAAGAAAAATCCTAAAACACAAGAAGTAGTTAAAGAATGTCGTTGGACATGCAGCCGTTGTAATAATTTATCTAAAATTGGAAACGTAAAATAAATGGATTTTACAAAGCTAGTTGAAGAAATCTACAACGGTGGGGGTGGTAACTATCCTGCGTATAATTCACCAGCAAGAAAAGATTTTGCACCCATGTCTGGGTCTAAAACCGGAAGCTATGACTATCCTTATCAAAATAGTGGAACAGCTGGTGATTTAACAACGCCAGATCCCGATAGTATTGTAAATTTCCCATGGCCTTTGCAAACCGTAACTACCGATTTTGCAGATAGTTTTGTGTTATTGATGACAGGTATCAGTAAAATGTCACAATGTATAAAACAAAACCCATCATTACAAAAAACAACTAAACATGATTTAATTGAATTGTTTAAAAAATCAAAACAAGCATTAGCTATAATAAAAGAAGTTGGATTGTCTTTGGAAAAACTTAACATGTCAGGTCCACAACCTAGTCAAAATCCTATACCAAACACTCCAGATCAAAGAATTAACCCATCAAGTATTCCAAATATTAATACAACAGTTGTTATAAAATTACCAACATAAAATATATTGACATGTTATTTTTGTTATGTTATATTCTTATAAATGGAAAAGAATAATTTAAAAAATATTATTAAATCCACTTCGATAGTAATAATAATATCAGCTATCGGTGCTTTAGGATTATATTTATTTAATATAAATTTTTGGGCATCGTTTTTATTATTGTTTGTATTGCAATACGTTGTTTTTTCTTTTGTAAGCAGCACTATAAATAATTTTTATATACAAAAAACAAGACAAAAAGAACTTGATACTCTTGAACCATTATCAACATTTTTAGAATGTGCATATTGCAAAAATGTCAATCTGATGACATTTTTACCAGATCAAACTGAACGAATAGAGTTTGAATGTGTAAAATGTAATAAAAAAAACCTAGTGAATATTTCTTTTAACGTTGCAAGATTAACAGAATCTGTTAATATTCCTGATATAGCTAGAATACCTTTAATTGATGAAAAATAATAATAAAAATTGGAAAGTAATTCACGAAGAATCATCCAGATGGGCTAGATGGATTTCTCTTTATGAAGCAGTTAATTGTATTGCCGACAAAGCGGAAGAAAAAAAAATACCATTTTCTAAAATAGATTTGCCACCTTTGGCTATAATGAAATATATAAATTCAACAGAAAATTTAATACTTAGAAAACTTTTAAAAAATGAATATAATATAGATATTTGTTTTGATGGTGATGATGAACAAACAATGTATAATTCTACATTACCAAAATTTAATGAAGATTTTTAATATTCACCGTAAATACTTGTATTACTACATGGATTTTCTTGTGGGTAATTAAAGTTAGAATCCGCAAGTTGTTCTAATTTATCGTTGTCGTTATTTGGAGTATTACCAATACCAGATCCGGGAGATCCATTTTCGAAACTGTATTCGTAGCGTCTCGCTTTGAAAAACCATACATAGTGACCACCTAAAGCGTTTAATTGAAATTCATCTATAACTTCCGTTAATTCATAAACAGTTGCGCCTCTTTTTGGATAATTGATACGATCACTGCCAAATTCTTTCAACATCATTAAATCACCAGCTTTTGGTTCAGAAGAAAGACCATAAATTTTTGTAAAATGTTTTGGATGTATAACACCACTCATATCACTATCAGCTATAATTCCAAATTTAGAAAGAAGATATGAATCATTAGTGACATTCAACAATACAATCATGTCTTTGCCTTGCCCAAAACCAGCATCCGGTTGTTCACCATATAGAACATTAATACCCGATAAATTGGTTTGATTGTTGTAATATAAAACATCTTGACCATAAATGTTAATTTGTTCATACCACCATCCATCAAAATTGGATCTTTCGTTAGCGTTATAACCTTTGTTTAAAAATCTTAGCTGTTCCATGTTTTCCTCCTTTGTGTGTATATACTAAACAATAAACAGATTTTACCAAAGAATTGTTTGGTTTTATCATTTGTAAACTAACACCAGTTTGTTTTATTGCTTTTAATGGTTCTTCGTGAGTAGGACAGATTTTAAATTTTGACATTATTTCATTGGCTTCCAATTCACCCAAACCGACATTTTTTTTCGTTTTCATACAAAGATCTATTTTAGGGTGAAGTGTTTTTTTAGGTTGTGATTGCGATTTAGCAACAAGATTATATTTTTGTCTATCATCCATGTTAATCACTCTACGTAAACGTTTGTGATGTTCGTTACCAGTATTGATACCAGATTTTAAATGTTTTTTCTCGCCACCACTTAATTCTGGGCCATTTAAAAATTCTTTTAAAAAATATTCTTTGAATTTCACAACTATACTTACAATAAAAAACCCCACAGAAAGTGGGGTTTCTTATTATACCAATTGGTAGAAGTTATTAGTCTTGATCGAAGTGGGATTTACCAACTTTATCAACAGATCCAACGAGTTGCTTTTTGCTTTGTAATTTAGATATAGCACCTGATGTTGAGTGTGCTGTTAATTTACCAGAAAAACCCTTACCAGTGGATGGTGTTACGGCTTTCTTTTTTGTTACGGGAACTGCACCTTGAACTGTCATTTTTTTCTTTCCAATAAGTGTTTTTCCTTTTTCGGTGCTGAGTTCCGACATATCAGTGGCTTCACCGAAAGGCATTGCTCCGCTTTGTGACTCTTCTTCTTCACCTTCTTCTGAATCACCAAATGCGTTTTCATCTTCTTCACCTTCGGATTCTTCACCCTCATATTCTTCTTCGCTTTCACCACCAAGAATATCACCAAGAACAGAATAAAGTGCTTCAGCTACTTCACGATCAAGCGTAAATGATACTTGATCTTCACTCTCTTCGCTTTCTTCACCTTCAGTTTCACCGAATTCATCGGATTCTTCACTTTCAGATGGTTCAAATGTGCTATCTTCTGGATTTTCAGTATCTGTTGAAAAATCCATAATACCTTCTTCTGAGATTATTTTATTAAAAAGTGTATCAAAAGGATTTACCGAATCATTAAGTTTTTTAGGAGTTCCATCGTTTTGTTTACTAGCTGTTAAATGTCCTTCAGCTTCTTTTGGATTTTCAACATCTTCAGTTCCTTCGGAATCTTCCGGTCCTGTGTTTTTTTGGAATGTTGTTGCGTTTTTATCATCATGTCCAAAACTTTGCCCAATTTTGAGGTCAGTTTTGACTGTGCCTGATGATTGTAATTCGGCAACTGATTCGTTGACGATTTTTAAGTATGCGTTTGCTAATGGGTCCATATGTTGTAATAATATTTACTCTTGTGTTATTCCATTTCTATACTTTTTTTTATTTTACTTTATATTGTTTAAAATGATCTGAGCTTCTTTTTTTAAATTAAGAGCAGGTATTAGTTTATAATTGTCTAATCCAGCAACCCACACAACGTGTGATTCTTCTATTTCAAATGGAGAATTTTTTTCAAATAATAAACGATATAACCAAAGTTGTAAACTATATTTGATTAATTCACAATTTTGCAAATGAGTAAATGGTTCATTTAAAGTATCACCTCTTGGGTTTTCTAATTTAATTTCTTTATTTGTTTTATAATCAAATATTGATAGTTTTTTTGTTTTTTTATTATATGATAAATTATCAAGCGTTCCACATAAACCAGTTTCAACATCACCGATTACAAATTCAGATTTTATTAAAACGTGATCTTGTTTCCACCATTCATAAAAATTTAAAAAATTATTGATAAGATGTGCCATTTCATTGTAATATAAATCAATATCTTTTTGCTCAAATATATTTTTACTTTTTGCAAGAAAATTAATAAACGCTTCTTTATCTAAAGTAATTTTCCTTCGTTCCAAGAAATTTTCCACAAATAAATGAAATTCTGATCCCTTATGGCAAGAATAGTCTCTTTTATAATCCCATTCTTTAAGAACCTCATTTATAGTTTGGCCGTTTTTCTTAGCAACAAAACCAGCTACTTTTTCAGTTTCAAATGGCTTTTCATATTTTTTAATTGCACCTGATACCGATATTTTTGCAGGTTGATTGTTAATTGTATATTTATGGTTTTTTGCAAAAAATTTAATGTTTGCAAAACATTCATCTAAACATACTAAAGAATCAAAATTAAGCTTTTCCAAATCCAATAATTCGATCTGATTCTCCTTTTTTGTTTTTGTTTCCATGTAAATCTACTTCTTTTTCTAAATTATAAATATCACTTATTGATAGTGGTTCAGTAATTTTCTCATCAATAAATTTTTTTGGATATTTTAAACTCTTTGCGAGTTTTTTTGCATCTTCAACAGACAATGCATTAAATTCATACTCAGCTTGAAGCCTACCTTTTCTTTTAAGTGCATCATCAATATCCTGTTTAGGACAGTTATAAGTCACTATAACTGATGTCTTTAATATATCACTAAGAATTCCATCGGACAGGTTTAATAATGAGGATACAGCAGAAGAATCCA